GAAGGCGCCGGAGAACCCCGCCCCGTTATAGATCGGCAGCTTCCTCGACGCCAGGCAGTTAAGCTGACGCGACTTCACGGCCGTTGCGCGCGCGGTGGCCTGCGTCACCGTGTGCACCGTGGTCTTGTTCCCGAACTCGGTCTTCGTCACTGGCGACACGGTGTACAGGTCCGCCCACTTGATCTCGTCGATCACCGTCCCCTTGAAATCGAAATCGAACGGGGTCGCGCGGAACATGCGCACCCGGGCCGGCCCGGTCCAGGCCGTCGAGTGCTCGACCGTTTCGGCGCGCTCGTCCTGCACCGCGCCCGACAGCGAGCCAGTAACCGTTTCCACGACGCCCGTGGGCGATAGGTCCGCCCGCAGCTGCTCGACTTCGATCGTGTAGTTCACCACCGTGATCAACTTGCCGTTGTCGTCCTTGAACATGCCGTTCTGGGCGATCACGTTGCACCACACCTCCGTCCGGTCCGGCGCCGGCAGCGTGACCCAGTCGGTAACGTGCGTCGCACCCACGATGGTGATCGTGCTGGCCACTTCCTTCTCAGCTGGCCAGCTCGACGTGGTGAGCACGATCTCGCCGTCATCGACCGACTTCACTGTGTACGCCCCGGAGTAGTTGTACGGCCCCGCGACCACAGTCTCGCCCACTTTCGATCCGTCGTAATCCAGCCCGAGAATCGTGGTGGCATCGAACCCGGCCATATCGACCGTAATCTGGTCGCCCGGCTCGAGGACCGAGTTGAAGTTTGGCTTCTTGTCGACCTGCGTGATCTTGTCGCCGCCCGGCGCCGGCGTGTACTTGTACGTTGCGCCCGCCGGCAGCTGCACCTGGTTGAGCGCCTTGAGCGTGATGCCGTCGACCTCGATCGCGCGCTTCGCCGTCACGATGTCGTCGACGATCGGCGCGCCGATCTGCAGCGTCGGCGCGCCGCTGTTGGGCGACGTGAACGGGTCATAGAAGGCCGCGCTGGCGCCATCGATATCCGCGATCAGCGTATCGCCGTCCCGCACCTCGGCAATGTCGTAATAGCCGCGCCCGACGCAGTAGTAGCCGTACTCGAACTTCTGGTGCCCGATGTACTTGTTATAGGTCGGCATCATCAGCGATGGAATCGACTTCACCGTGCCGTAGATGTCCTCCACGCGCTCGAGCAGGCGCACCTTGTTCTCGCGAGCGCCAAGCGCGTTGTTCGGGCTCTGCTGCGTCCTGTTGACGTTCCCGGGCATAGCCGGCTTCGGCATCAGGACAATCGCGGCCACGGCCACCACCGCGGCAATGACAAACGCCGCAATAGCCCACGTTACCGGATCGCCGCCTGGGCTCTGCAGCACCACGTACTCGGCGCAGTTGTTGGCGAGGATCGCTTCCGCGTCCCGGCTGATTTCGTTTTCGGTGCACGGCTCGCCGGCGAAGATCTGCACCGTGACGGCCGGCGTGGCGCCATAGTGATCGAGCAGCCATTGCGCCAGGCTGGCCACCTCGAACACCTGCGGCGCCGCCGGCGCGAACGGCGAATCGTATAAGCGGATCCTGGTCATGCTGCGCGCGCCCAGAACTCGACCAGGGCGTACGCATCGCCAACGACCGACATCTCTTCATAGCGGCTGCCAGCGTCGAGCGCGTGCAGCACCTTCCCCTGGTAGTACACGCCGCAATGGTGCAGACCCATCGCCGCGGTCTTCCCCATCAACACAATGCAGTAGTCGACCGGCTCCGCGATCTGGGCAAAGCCCTCGGGCGACTTGTGCAAGGCGATGCGAAAGGCGCTCGCGATCGCACGGATCGACCCGTTGATGGTCTTGTAGTCCGTCACCGGCAGGGCGAGCTCGGAAGTGTAGACGTCTGCAACGAGTTGCCAGCAAGGCGGCGACTCGTACTGCTTGGCCAGGTAGGCATTAATGTCCATTACAGGAATCCTCTCAACATGGGCACGTCCTTGGGTGCGTACAACTCGCCCGTGCGTGTCATGTTCAAACGCGGCGACACCGCGCTTATTGCGGCGGCGCCGACCGCATACGAGATGCTCTCGGCCTCGAGCACCGCAGTGGCCTGCGCCGCCGTCAGGTCATCGCTCAGGTACACCCGGTACACGATCTTGATCTTCTCCGTCGTGCTGACCGGGATGCGGTCCAGCTGCTCGCGGAACTCGTCCTCGATGTCGATCAGCCCGATCTTGATGTCGAACTTCTGATCCAGGTGGCCCTCGTTGCCGGCCAGCTTGATCTCGATATTGCAGGGCTCCATGTCGACCAGCACGCCGGCGGCAACGGTCTGCCCCGCGTAGGGCTCGCGCCATAGGTGGTAGGTCTTGCTCATGGCCGAGTGGCTGATCTGCAGCGTCTGGATCGCCCAGATGGTTTGCGGCGCGGACGCTAGAAACGTCCGCAGCCGGGTTTCAAGGTCCAGACTCATCAGAAGTCCAGTACGTTGGTGTCGACCAGCGCGAACGTCGCCAGGCGCTGGAGCAGCGCGTGCGAGCCAGCACCGTAGGCGTTGTACACGTCGACCATCCCCGCGGCGTCGGCGGCCGACATCTCGTACACCTTGTTCTCCGCCTCCACCACGAACGACACAACCACGGCAGTGCCGCCCGTGCGTGCGACTGAATACGATCCCGGCATGATGTTGACGGGATGCGGCTCCGTACCGAAGCCGGAATCGAGCCGCATGTCAAACGTAATCGCGCCCTTCTTGATGATGTGGTGATAGAAGGCCGTCCATACCGAGAACATAAGCGCGTCCAGGATGAGCGTCACCTGGTAGCGCTGGGTCCCGCGGTCCCAGTCAAGGCCATACCGCGCCGCGCCGCCCGCGACCTCGGTCCGCAGTACACCGCCCGGGTCGTCCATTGAATAGGCGGCGACGGTCGGCGTGAAGCCATTCGGCATTACAGGGTTCGGCATTATCGAGACCTCGACACGTTCAGGTTACGGCCCATGGCGCGCGACGTTCGACTGTTCGGATCGGCCAGCGAGGATGCCGTAGCGTTCACAGCCTCCTCGATGATCAGCGCCCGCTCGGTATCCGAAATCCGCTGCTCGGTAACGTGGCCGATTGGGGACCTCGTGTTGTTCACGATCGTCAACTTCATGTCGCCACCACCGCCGCCGATCTTGTTGTTCGGGATGATGGTCCCGTGCGATGGCGGCCTGAAGATCTCCGGGCCCCTTTCACCAACCAGGAATGCACCGCCATCCCATACCGAGCCGCCTGTTTCGCGGGCGCCAGCGAGGGCCGTACCTGCAACCAGGCCGGCTGCCGCATAACCCATCACCCGGGTCATCGTGGCGAACGCCGCGCCCTCTGCGATGCCGGCAGCGAGGATCGCTGGGCCAGCTGGCCCAGACACTGCAGCGGTCGCGCCTGCAGCTGCGATCATGCCGGCCTGCGCGGCCGCTGCGGCCACTTCCGTGTTCACGATGATCGTCGCCACCTGGATCGCCTTCTGCGCGTAGAACATCGCCTTGCCGAGGGCGGTCTGCTCAATGCCCGCCGCCTTCATCGCGTCATACAGCTGGCCAGCCGACGACTCGGCGATGCCCAACAGATTCTGCGCAGAGGACAACTGCATGTTCGACATCGTTTCGTTGTGGCGCCTGTTTTCCACCTCGATCAGCCGGTTCCCCTCGACCGTGTTGGCGAGGGACTCATCCTGGAACGCCTTCAGGTCCTTCAGCCGGTTGGCGTGCAGCTGCTGCTCAGCCTCAGCCGGCGACTGCAGCTCCTGGGCCAGCTGCTTGCCAACGCCTTGCGTCGCAAGATGGTTCGCCTTTTCCGCATGTTCAGCGGCATCCTTCCGGTACTGCGCGATCGACGCCTCGGTGATCGTGCCCTTCTCTTTCGCCTGGCGGATCTTCTCCTCGATGCCCAGCTCGAGGCGGCGCGCTTCGGTCAGCTTGGCGACCTCGAGGGCCGACTTCCCGTACAGATCGTTGCTGAACTGCAGCTGGCGTTCTGCCTGGTCCTGCTCGCGGTTCCAGTCCTGCATCGCCTTGTTCAGCCCGGATTGCGCCGCCGACATGCTGAGCGTTTGTAACCCCAGCGCCCGGCTCGCGTCGGCGCGCGCCTTGTCCCGGAGCGCAATCTTCTCGTTAAGCTGATTCGTGATTGCGGCCCTGTCGGCTTCCTTGCCCGCGGCGGCCTGCGCTTTTTGCAGGGCCGAAATCTCTGCGTCGTACGCACGGACCGCAGCATCGCGCGCTTGCTCAATCGACGCGATCTTGTACTGTGCATACGTCTGCACATCGACGAGGTCCTGGTTGCGCAGCTCCTGCATGAAATTGTCGTGGAAGGCCGCGGTGTCCCGTTCCTGCGCGTAGGCCGCCTCGAATGCCTTCAGTTGGCCCTCGAGCAGCGCCTTCGTCGGGTCGTCTCCCTTCGCGCGCAGCGTTGGCGCGCGCGGCTTCGGTTTGTTCGGGTCCTCGCCGACAGCCGGCTGCTCGATCGGCTTTGGGGTCCGGTCGAGCACTTTGGCAATGAAGGCATCATGTTCCTTTGCCGCCTTCTCAGCGTCTGCCTTCATCGCTTCGCTGATCGCGTTGAAGCCCGTGATGTCGCCATGTGCGAGCCGGTCGATCTGGGCCGCGATGCCGCCGATCTCGGTGCCGACTGCCTTGAACGTGAATGCGACCTCGGACCCAACGACTACAAACGTCTCTAGGATCGTGCGTACCACATCCCCAGCCAGCGAGAACCGGTTCGAGTTCTCGGCCGCCCCGAGCATTTCATCCGCCGTCGCCTGCAGGACTGGCAACACGGCCGCGGCGATCGAATTGGAGAAGCCTTTCTGCTGGACCGTCAGCTTGCCCATCGTGTCGTTGAAATTGTCCGACGCATTGGCCAGTTCGTCGGTCACGCCGCTGTACTGCTTGGCGTAGGCGATGTTCTCGCGCAGCGCGTCGCCGCCGTCGTTCAGCAGCGGGATCATATCTGCGCCGGCCTTGCCGAAGATCCGCAGCGCGATCGCGGTTTTCTCGGGGCCGTCGGCGTAGTCCTTGAACTTGTCCGCGACCTCTCCAATTATCACGTCGGCGCTCTTCAGGTTGCCGCTCGCGTCCCGCACCTTGATGCCGAGCTTGCTGTAGGCCTCGAGCATGTCTTTGTTCCCGCCGGCAGCCTCGGCGACAGACTTGTTCACCTTACCGGCGGCTGCGGCTACGGTTTCGAGGCTGCCGCCAGCCTGGCCTGCAGCGAAGCCCAGTCCGTTCAGCGTCTCGACGGCTACGCCCGTCTTCTGGGACATGTCCCGCAGCTCGTCGGCCGCGTCGATCGAACCCTTGATCAGTTCGGCAAAGGCGCCGACCGTCAAGCCCACGCCCAGAAACTCCAGCGCCTTCTTGCCGGTCTCGATCGCGCCCTCGACCCGCTTCATGGAATCTTCCGTGGCCTTGCTCGATTTCTGCATGTCGCTGAGGAACTTCGCGATGTTCGCCTCGAGCGTGACGACCAAAGAGCCAAGATTTGCCATGTTTATCCAGAAGGGTCCCGGCCGGTACTCGCAGCGGGGTAGGTTAGAATTTCGTTTTTGAAACTACGGGAACACCAATGAAACCGACAAATATCGCGGCTCTCGCTTTTGCTATTTCCCTTGCTGGCTGTGCAAGCCACTCGTCCAATCTACGGATTGGCAATGACCAGTCCTATGCCAGCCTGACAGACCAACGGGTGGCGATGCAGAGCGTTACCGAGTACGACTCGATCCCGGCGGGCGCCAAGATTCTCGGTGAGATCGATGCTGGGCGCTGCCATCGTATGCAGGGAACAATTGAACCGTCGGAGAATTTGGTGAAGACAGATCTGAAGGTAACTGCCTTTGCCCAGGGCGCCGACGGAATTGCAAACATTACCTTCTCCAAGGACTCCGCATTGACCCTCAACTGCTGGTATATCCTCACGGGCAAAGCCACGATGTTCTCCGTGAAAAAGCCATAGACCGGTCACCTGGGTGGCAAGCCAAACATCGCTGCCCGGATCAGGTTCGACTGCGCTACCGGGTCATCGAGCAGCGCCGGCTCGACATCGCCCTGCTCGCCCTCATCCTGGTCACCCCAGTTGATGAAGTCTCTCGCCTTGAACGGCTCCGGGCGCATCTCGGAATTGCGGTTGATGTTGGCCAACAGCGCGGCCGCAGTGCCATGCCGCATGTCCGCCACCTGGTCGCCGAACGGCTCGAGCTCGTAGAACGCGAGCCATTCGGTGAACTCGGCCGAGCTGATCTCCAGCTGGGCCTGCCGCACGCTCTTGCCTAGCTCTTTGGCGAGTCGGAACCAGAATCTCCGCTCTGGCCGCTCGCGGAGTTTTTTGCGGCATCCTCGACCGCGGTGGCGCCCAGGCCGTTGAGGCGCATGGCGACGTTCGCCGGCGCGTCGAGAGACGCTGCGCTCTTCACCTGCAGGGCCTCCATGTCGGCCATCGAGAACAGGCGGGCGCCGCTTTCGTCGACGCAGGTCGCGGCCAGCAGCGCTGCCGAGAACTTGCTGACCGGGACGCTTCCCTCGGCGGCGATGGCCGCACGGAACTCGTCGCGCTCGACGCCGTTCATTACGCGCACGCGCACGCTGCCGCCCCATTGCGGCACCGGCACGTCCTCGTGTTTCAGGTCATTGGCTCCGAGGATCGCCGTTTTCGTCAACAGACCCATGATCAGCTCCAAACCACAGGGCCGCTGATCTTGGTGTCGACCTTGCCCTTGAGGATGGCGTTCACGCCGCCGGAGCTCGGGATCGACTTGACCAGGACGCTGAAGGAAGCGACGCTGGCGTCCGGCAGTTCCAGCTTCATGCCGACCTTGTTGCCGCTGGTGCGCGCCGCACGCAGCGCGATCTGCCCATTGTCGTCCTTGAGCACCTTGACCTCGAAGCCGAACTTGCCTTCATCACGCAGGCCGCTGATGTATTCCATCGCCTCGCTGTCCAGATCCGTCGAATCGATGTCGGATGCGGCGCCATCGAAGCCGTCGAACGACAGCAGGCCGTCGATCTTGGTGTACTCAGTCGGCGTCGCCGTGCCGCCGTCCCCGTACACCAGGCCGGTCGTGTTGACATCCAGGAGCGCGAACGTATTCGCGGTCGCGTTGGCGACCACGTGCTCGGCGCCGTTCAGTGCCGCCATCGTGCCCGCGATGCCGGCAAGGGCAACGACGGTCCCGTTGGCCAGCCCGTGGCCGGCGCTGGTTACAATCGCTGGGAACCCCACGGAAATCGCGGTGATAACGACCTCGTCACCGACCCCTGTGGCGATCCTCAGTTTGCTGCCTTGTGCTGAAATTCCGCTCATCTGTTACCTCTCAAAATGAAAACGCCGCACAAGGCGGCAATGGTTGAAGCTGCTCCTGGCTCAAGCGCTGAGGCTGAGCCGGTCGGTGCAGTAGTGAACTTTGTAGCGGGTCGTCACCATGCAGGCCTGGCCGTCGGCGTTGGCGAACACTGGCGCGTTCGTGCCGATCTCCTCCATCTGGACGACCCCGGGCGCGGTGAACTGCATGATGACCGGATGCGCCATCTCCATGACCTCGTCGGCGTCCCGGTCCGGCGCGTCGCCCCGCGAGACAACGCTCACGAGGATTTCGCAATGCCGGTCGGTGTCGTCACCCAGACTGTTTTCCAGCTCTTCGGCGCCGCGGTGCACAACCAGCGCCGGGCTCTCGTCGCGCCGAAACGCGACCGACATCGAGCGGTGCACGCCGGCCGGGAAGCCAGGCAGCGCCGCGAGCATGTCGATCAGGCCTTGGATGTAGCTTTCGCGCAGCGTCATGGTGCGACTTTCTCGAGTGCGGCGACGTAGAACGTACCGTCGCCCTTCGCCGCCGGCGTCTGCCGGACCTTGTAGTCGGCGCCGCAGATCCGCAGCACGTAGCCACGCTGCAGTTCGATATCGGCGCCCTGGTACTCGATGCTGTAGTCGGTGGTGTGCACCATCCCGTCCAGTACCACCTGGTCAGGCCGCGCGAAGCTGACATCGAACGCCACGGCCACGCCGTTCGGCGGCTGGTAGACCGCGGCGTCCAGCATGCCGGCCAGCTTGAACGCCGGCCAGAATACGGAGGAATCGAAGCTCATTGCGTTAATGCGAGCGGGTTACTCCGCCCGCCCCCGGGTTATGGCAGGATGATGCCGGCAGCGCGCAGCTCAGCGAGCAGCGCGTTGACGGTCGCCTTGGTGGCGTTCGCCAGCGCTTCAACCGTTGCCAAGTCGACCGCGTCAACTGCTGCGATGTCGGGCACCGCAGCCTGCGGGCCTTCCAGTTCACCCGGCGCGCCCCCGTTGAGGCGCACCGTGCCGGTACCGGACGGGTTGGCGGCGGCCTCAGTTGCCGTGCCGATCAACATGCCGACCGTGCCATCGCTGTCGCAGCGTTTGTTGACGTTGTCCCAGTAGACTTTCTGGCCCTGTGTCCATGCCTGGGCGGCGGTCTTCGGCAGCGTGAAGACGCCTTCGGCCCGTGCCTCAACCTCGTCGCCCTGGGCCGCGTCGAACACGGCTACCGCGAAGATTGCGCCTACCAGGAAGCCTACGCCGCTTGCCAGCGCGTAGGGCGCGATCAAGGTGAGCGTGTCACCCTTCTGTACAAAATTTTTCATGCGATCCTCTTGAAATTGAGAGTGTTGGGAAGCAAACGGCCGGTCGGATTCCGGCTGGCCGCCTTACATCGCGAGTCCGGCGATTACGCGCCCGGGTTCTTGTACAGGCCGCGCCAGTCGATCGCCTTGGCGCCGAAGACGTGGCGTGCCTTGATCTGCAGGCCATCGACCTCGAAGCC